CTAACGATGCGGCAGCCATTAATGCATCTTGAGCAAACTTAGAAGCCGCTACCAAAGCCGCCATTATTCCGACCAATGCTAATGCCGATATTACGACATTCACTGGGTTAAAAGACGCAAGCATACTAAGTGACGCAGCCGCAGCGATAAGCGAAACAGCCATAATTGCTATTGACGCCGCACCTTTAATCGCATCGTTTGCTTTCACAGCTGCCTCTGCCATGATTTCCACAGCTTTAGCTAGAACGAATAAAACACCACCAACAACCACGCCGGCTGCTAATGCGTTTTCAACCGGCATATTAGCGAGGACCATCAGTGCCGAACTGATAAACCCAACAACCAGTAAGAACGCAACAGCAACTGCGGGTTTAACCTGATCTGTAGCTTCTGAAATTCCGGCGAACGTCTTACCAAGCCCCCAAAATACAGCTGCTAACCCAACGCTCACACCAATTGCTTTTCCGACATCCAAATTTGTAAGTAAAGCTATAGCAATCGATATAACGCCGATGACAGCAGCCATGGAAAGAATAGCGGCCGTATTTGCTTTCTCTGTTGCGGCGGAAGCCTCCATTAATTTCGAAAAAGCATACGCTATAAGACCAAACAAAACTGCGGTCTTTATCCACGCATCTTCTGGCACTTCTGATATTTTAAGAACAGCATTAGACAAAATATAAATAGCCGCACCAATAGCAAGAGCCGCTATTCCAGCCTTATAAGCAGGTCCTTCGAGTCCTTCGGTCTTCTTAAGAAGAATGACAAGAGCGGCCATAAGAGCTATCATTCCGATAACAGAGCCTATGGTCTTTCCATTCGGACCGATTCCGAATTCGCCAAGCTTCTCAAAAGCCATAACAACCAGAAGTAAAGATCCAGCCAACGCTAAGATAGGAGAAATGACATTAAGTACAACTTTAACGCCAACACCAACTGTATTTCCTTTACTAATAAGCTTTGCAATAAGACCAAACAGCACAACAAGAGCCGTTATAGTAGCGAAGACGCCAAACACCATTCCGGCTGGAACATTAGCTTCAATAAGGGCTTGGACAGCTCTAAGCACCATTGTGAGAACGCCGACGACAGCAACGAGAATCAACGCACTGCCAAGAGAAATCTTGGATGCTGCATAACTCACCGCCAACACACCCATAACGAGCGTGATAAGAGTCTGGAGCGTTTCTTCCGCCGTACTAGCTTTTAAACCGTTCTGCAAATTCGTAAATGCGCCTACCATCTTATTAATAGAAGCGGCAAACATAAATAAAACAATTGCAGATTTTAAAGAAGCCCCTGCACCAGCCTTCAAGAATTTAGAAACAACAACAAGACCGGCTCCAAAAGCAGTTAGAACAACAAGATCCTGAAGAAGATGATCGAAGTCTATGCTATCAAGCAATATAAGTGCAGCGCTAAGTATGAGCATAGAACCAGCAACGGCAACCAGTCCTTTTGCGTTCTTATTGAAACCGGAATCGTTTCCAAATTTCTTAATACCAACAGAAAGAGCGGCTAAACCGGCTCCAAGAAGCACCAAAATAGCAACAGATGCGGCGAGTCTTGTTGCGTCAACGAGACTTAAAGCCACAAGCGAAGCCGCTAAAATTCCTATAGCTTTTGCAACATCAAGTAACGCTTTGGTTGGAGTATTCTTAAAGTAACCATTAAAAGCTTTCTCAAGAAGATCCGGAATTTTTGAAAACGATTCAAACATCTTCTTGGCTCCGCTCATAGCGCTGCCAACTTTAAACAACGCGTAAGACACGGACGCCCCAAAGCCAAGAAGTGCGATCTTAGCTATGTCAATCTGTGAAGCATAACCAAATATAGTTTCGAAGAATCCCTGAAGACCTTTCTTTGCACTCTCAATATTGTCTTTGAAGCCTACCATTTTAGCCAGAGTTTTTGTCATCTCCGTTAAAACGTTTATAGTGTTGGTTCCAAGAGTTTGCAGTAATTCTAACGGAGACGCAACTCCATCTAAGTCGCTAACAAAAACTCCAATAAGAGTTATGGCTTTTTCAACAGTGGAAAGAAACGCGTCAATTACGGTCTCAAGAGCTCCAATAGCGTCGAAACTCTTTAAATTATTAAACCCATAGGCCAGAGATAAAAAGAAGCCAGCAACAAGATTACTGAGCATATTAAACAACGGTCCAAGTTTAGAACCTAAAAGGTTTAATATGTTAATAATCCTTGTCGTAGTATTGCTAGCTAAAGTCGATAATCTGCCAAAAGCTTTCTCGGCATTCTCCGAACTAAACATCTCAGCAAAGTTCGTTGCGACGACATATATAAGTGCGAGGAAACCGAGCATTACTTTCTGAAGACCGGCAGTAATGGTGTTTACAAACTCTAATTTTGTAGCCATAAAACTGATAGTATTACCCGTCTTTGAGGCCAAACTTGAAATTTTAGACATAGGAGAAACAAAACGAGCAATACTGACTAAGTTCTTAACGAATAGTTCTATGCCAAACGCAGCATAGCTTATTACCTTAGCAAATATGTCGACTCCGCTTCTTAGAGTGCTTACCACATTAGCAACGCCCTGAGAAGACTTTAGGAACTCATCAAAAGCTGTTACACCATCAGCAATAGCTCCAACAACTTCTAAGAAATACCCAGCTAAAAGATTTAGCGGTAAAACTAGCGGAGAGAAAATATCTAACAGATCTTTAAATAAGGTCTTAACAATAGAGAATGCCGAATATAAACCTCTGCCGATTTCGTAAAGCGATTTAAGCGCCGTCTCAGTAAACTTAGTCTTACTTACTAATTCAAGTAGAGCTACCCCAAAATTAGCTAAACTAATCGCCTGAGCTCTGAATGTCTCGTTAATTTTTGTTTCGGGATTATCTTTAACAAGGAACGAGTGAAACCCATCTTTTAGAGCGCCAATACCCTCGGCAAGATTGTTGAACAATGTAGCGACCGTCTCTAAGAGAATATCTCTTCCGCCAAGGGCTTTCCAAAGCTGTAGTACCTGGTTTCTGGCGTTACCACCTTCGGCAAATATCTCATATAAAGTTTCAGCCAAATTGGAGAATAATTCTGTAGCTTCTTCGTAGTTACCAAACACAGCTTCAAAAGTATTCATCCAGCCTGTTGACACGGCGTCCTTGACCGAAGATACAACATCGCCCCAAGTTCGTGCTTCCTGACCAGAAAGAAACCATTTCTTCGACAACTCGTCTATCTGATCTCCAAGTTCATCAATCGCCTGAGAAGCCGTAAGATCTCTACCAAGTTCTCGCTGAGCATCGATATACGATTTAATCTTTACGCTTGCTTGGTCGTATCGCTGGAACACCTTCATCATAACGTCATCGGTGAACCACTGCTGTTTGGACAAAGCATCGGAAGTAAACATGTCAGCGAGAGAGAACTTTTGAGGTTTCTTAGCACCAACAATTTCGTAAACCTCGTCGCCAACTTCTTTAACTTTACCGAGAGCTTTAGCCGCTTCAATTGCTTGTTTTCTGAATTCAACAGTATCCATTGAAGCGTTCTGAATGGATTTCCAGTCGTCGAACTTAAGAACGCCCTTACCCATTGCCTGAGAAAGCTGATACATCGCCATGGAAGCTTTTGTAGCATTCTGTCCGGAAGCCGCTGCCCAAAGAGCAATACCTTCCATTGCCGTAACAGATTCCTCAAGATCTTTGCCAGTAGCAGTGAACTTACTGATGTTGCTAACCATATCGGTGAAGTTATAGCTAGTTTCATCAGTAAACCAGTTAAGTCTTTCCATCTGTCGCTCAACCTCAGACAGATCGAATCCCTGGTTTACCAGAGTTCCAACGGACGTTGTTTTTTCTCCAAATTTTTCCCAACCAGCAGCTATATTATCCACAGAAAGAGACTTAATTAATGCTTCTCCGGCATTTATAGCTTTATTTGTAATGTTAACAAGTGCTGTTGTTCCAACTATTCCCATAGCTGTAAACTTATTGTTAACATTTTCAACAGCGGTTAAAAGCGGATCTAAGTTAAAAGAATTTGAGGTTTTCTGTAACTCCTCCAATCCCTTTTGAGATCCATCTAACTTCAGAGCAGCCTGGAGTTTATCTAGTGTGTTAAGACTTGTCGCAACGTTTTTCTCGAAATCCTTGTTGTTAAATTGCATCTCAACAACACGTTCATCAATATAACTCATGCGTTAGTAACCTCCCTCCAGGCAGATTCCGCTATTTCATCAAAAATAGGACGAAGTGCAGGATTAATATAATCTCTTCCCGCGACATAGCCTCCATTCTTAAGTCCGTGGCCGAACTGTAATAGAACCGCTATGTTTTCACCCTTATTAACATTAGAGTTGGTCCAAACAATGGACGCGCCGCCTTTATAGTGGTGAATTTCGTAACTCCACGAAGCAGCGGTCTTACCTGTGTCAACAGGCGTAGCAAGAGAAAGGGCTTCGACCCCCTTTCTCCCATACTTATCTAAATCCTTAAGAAAGTCCCTATCTTTCATTGCAGTAAGAAACTTCATTGTGGCTTTAAGATCGCCTCTATGAATAAAGCGAATTGGCTTCATTTTGAATTTCTCCTTATCCTCTAGAGTGATGCTTGGCCCTTCTTGCTGCATTTAGGGACTTGTTCTGTCTGGCAATCTCTCCAGGCTTCATCTTCTTAGGCGGCTGAGATTTAATTGCTCCAACGTGGATTAATGTAAGAAGCTTATTAAGATGCCGCTTTTCCCACTCCATTGGGATGTTAAGCTGAGTCATCTGCCAGTAGATTATTTCAGATGTAATGATGTCTCTCTTTCTTCCTCGTCGTTCTTCTCTATCTGTAAAAGTTGTCGCGGTCATCGGATCCGTTATGTAAGCATTAATTCGCTTAATTTCGTCAGCAGGGATGGCATAATAAACGTAGGGATTCACGTCCTTCGTTATTGTCATGCACCGAAGATAGTCGATAACCTCAACCGCAGACTTATTCTCGGAAGAAAGATAAGACTTTTTCCATCTGGATTCCCATTTATCGACAGAGAGTAAAGAATGTTCCATAAGGATCGTCTGATCCTTCACTTTAATGAACTCTTCCTTAATCGGATCCCAAAGTTCCGTTTCCGGAATATGTATCTTTATAGACATTCTTTACTCTCCTTAAATTCTTAGTTAGCAGGCGTGGTGGGCGGAGTCACCTGAATCGGAGCCTGACCGGGAAGGGCGTTAATAGCAGCTCTGTCAATATCCGCAGGCATGATTCCGTTCACAAACTCGGACGCCTTATCAGCATCGGTAGAAAGCTCCATGAAGATCTCGGAGTAAACCGGGGTAGAAGCGAACTTCTCTCTAATTTCCTCATTCTTGATGAAGTATTTACCGTCATCGGACTTTTCACCGTATGCCTTAAGAACCAGATCCTTAAAGAGTCTCATGATCTCTTTCTGATTCTTGGAGTCAATGATCTTCTGGAGATACTCTCTCATTCCTCCATTCTGGGAGTACTGCATCTCCATGAGCTCAGCCTTAGTAAGGTTAAAGCGAAACTCTTCAGTTCTTTCCATACCGTTCCAATCAGTGTAAGTTCTAGTGGTCGTATACATCCTTGTTCTCCTTTTCTTTTAATAAAAAGAGCCCCAGGGAATCCCAGGGCTCTAAACAACACCATTTTGTTTTTACGATCAAGCCTTGAAGAGGTCGATGATCTCGTCCGGAGTCGGAAGCTTGGACTCTGCATTCTCGGTACCGTAGAGCATATCCTCAAGAGTCTTGAGCTTCGTAGCATCGGCCTTCGTGGAGTCGATGATAATGGAAGCAGTCGGCTTGAAGTTCTCATAGCCCTTAACAGTAATCGGAACCGGAGTCGTGGTAACTTCCCAAGAGAAGGTGATCGCTTCCGGAGAATCGTTGATGGTCTGATAAGCTCTCTCGGACGGAGAAGCAGTGCAGCCGTAAACAATATGAAGCTTGTAACCATAGGAATCCATCATGGTGTCGTTACCCACAACGGTTCTGCAGCAGAAACCGAAAGCTCTTCTCTTCTGCTGTCCAATGTTAACACCAGCGCCAACCTCAGCCTCACCGATGCAGGGCTTGAACTCATCCGGATATGTGTAAGCTTCGATAGTTGCTCCATAGTCTTCTGCAGAACGCAGAGACACGTACTTAATGTTATCTGCCCACAGATCGGTGTTCTCAGCACCAGAGGGGCTCTCGGTAAATGCGGTAAGACCGTTCCACGCAACACCAGCGCCATAAGCACCGGAGTCCTGCATCGGGAACAGTACGCCATGATCGGTACC